GCCCGACCACTCGCCCATGCCGCTGTAATAGCCCTGACGGATCACGTTGTCCTGATTTATCCATGCGCCCGACGCGCTGTACCAGGAATCGGTGGCGCTGGCCGTAACATCCACCGTTGTGGGCGTAGTCTCTACAGCAGGCGGCGTCGCCGCGTTGCCATTCACCGTGATATCGCTTGCCATAATGACCTGTCCGGCATAAGCGCCGTATGCAAATGTATCTGTATCGCACGGCATGGAGCCCGATGCATATATCGTGCCGCCTTCTGCCGCTATGCGGCAGTTGCCGCGGTTGTTGTATGCGCGGATGGTGCCGGTCTGCAGGGCGTACAACGACCTCTCATGGTCGTACAGCTCACAGCCGTGCACATCGGCATGTGCGCCTCGGAACACGCGCACACCTCTGCCGTCGGAAACGCTCACGCCCTTGCCGGTGATCACGCAATTCTCGATTATGGCCATGGTCGCAGAGCCCGCACAGTCAATGCCCACGCCGCCGCTTGCGGAATCCACGTTCAGATACCGCACCAGCACCGGGCAGCCACTGTACATGATCTGCAGTTTGCCCACCAACTTCGCGGGGCTGATCTCGTCGCCGATGATGTATATGCTGCCGCTGCCGTATGCGCCCTGGAGCGTCACCGTGCCGTATTCCACGGTGCCTGCGGCCACATATACCACCACATTCTTGCCGATCCACCTGTTGCTCAGCGCCGCAGCAGCGTCCGCGATACTGCGGTAATGGGTGCCCGCAGCGATCTGGGCCGACGTGGCTGATTTATTGACATTCAGCGTCGCGGGCCCGTTGTACCTGGGCGCAACGTCCGGGCACACCAGCGTCTGCATCCGCGCGCCGTTCTCGTCGATGGAGAGCATGCTGGTCTCGCCGTCATCGTCCACGATGTCCACAACGAACTCCGGCGTGCTCACCCGGAACTCATCCTTGGTGATGTCCACCGTCGTGCCAGCATGGAACTCGTCGATCTCCGATACCGCCAGCTCTATCTTGCCGGGCACCAGATTGATCTCCGTACGCAGCGCAGCCACTTCTTCGTCAACGTATCCTAGCTTTCCGGACACATACAGATGCAGCGATTCGTTGCCGGAGATGTCCGCGGCATTCAGCGCCTGTATGGTGGCCTCTGCCGCAAACAGATCCGACACGTTTATCTCTGCAGCGGTAATGGTTCCCGCCAAAATCTCATTACTGGTGATCGTCTTCGCCGCGATCTGGGCTGCGGTGATGGATTTTGCCACGATGACCGTTCCATTGATGTAATGCTTGTACTGATCCTTCGACAGTTCGGTCATTGAAAGGCCCGCGGAGGTGGCGTTTATCTTGTAGATAACGCCGTTGTCGCCCGCCAGCAGCAGTCGGTCTGCCGAAAGCGTGCCGGTCTTGATGACGTCTGCGTTCAAATCTACAACCTTAGCCGAAGTGATTGAGCCGTCTGCGATCTGTGCCGTGCCGATTGCGCCGTTGGCGATTATGCCCGACTCCGCCGTAATAGTTCCTGCGGCGATCTGATCGGCGGTGATGGTTTTCGATGCGATCTTCTCAGCAGTCACCGCCCCTGCGTCGATCTTTGCAGCGGTCACAGCTCCGGCTTTGATCTTGTCAGCTGTCACAGCTTCCGCAGAGATCTTCTCCGCGGTAATGGAGTCCGCCGCTATCTTTTCTGCGGTTACGGATCCGGCGATGATCTTATCAGCCGTTACTGCTCCGTCGGCGATCTTCTTCTCTGTTACTGCATTCTCTGTGATGTGGTTTTCGCCGACACTGCCCTCGCCCAGCTCCGCGCCGCTTACCGTGCCCGCTGCCAGCTTGCGTCCGGCGAGAGTGCCGTTGCCGATCTGGGACGGGCTTATGCGCACATCAGACAGTGAGGCCTGCTTGCTGCCAAGTTCAAGGCTTACATACTCGCCCAGCAGCACGTCCCATTCATAGGCGTTTATCTCAGTTGCAATATCGAAACGGTAATCCTCGTGCCGGATCCTTATCGTATCGCCCAGAAATACGCCGGTGAAGGCGTTAAAGTCGACACCGATGTCGGTGTTCTGAAGGTCCACATAATCGACGCTTGCCGATACGGTGGGAAGATCTATTCCGTTATCGTATTCCAGCCGGGCGCGGCGCTCGATCTCGGTCTTTACCTCGGCGGCAGTTTTATAGCCGCTGCCCACCTTGACGTCCTTATACTCATACTCCACGATGTAGGGCTGGGCATATTCGTCAATATGCGGGCTGTCGATGGGATCACCGTATATGGGCTCATTGTTTTTGCTGTAGCCCACCGGGATTATGCGGGTGACAAGGCCGTTTGTGTCGATCTTCACGTCCATACCGGCCATGTTCTTTCGATAGGCTACTGTCACGCCCCGGTCCTGACCGATGTGGCGTACCCAGTAGATATCGAAATTATCCCGGAGCACCTCGCCGCCTGCCATTGAAACGAGACCGCCGTCCGAGAAAAGCGCAGCAATGGGGTTTGTTCGCTTGATGTCCTCGGTGATCTCGGTTTCAATGTCGCTGTAGGCGTCAAATTCATGGGCCGAAAGCGTAGCGGCCATCATGACCGGGAACGCCTCGGCGCCGGCCTTGCCCTTGGTGGCAGCGGATTTTATGTAATTGCGGCGCAGGTCATAGCTTATATGCTGGGCCTCCACCGTAATAGTGTCCAGTGTGGACGATACCGAGCGCACCCGGAACAGCTGCTCCTTTGTCTTGTGTTGCTCGATCACGCCCGTTGTTACCGGCGCGCTGTATTCGTCTCGGACATATTGCAGCCATCTGACCTCCATATATCCGCTGCGGCCGTCCGGAGCGGCGACCACATACCAGTTGGGGTTACTCTTGTCGGTGACGATGACTTCGGTGCCCTTTTTGTATGCATGCAGCACCCGGCCCGTGGTCGTGCTGGGCTTGGTACGCAGGCTCAGGCGGCGGGTGTTGGTGTTGACCTTCCAGATCTCCGTCGCGCTGGGGGTGTAGATATCCAGCTGCGGAGTAAAGCGCACAGGGGCCGGGGCCTTGATCACCATCTCATTGACTACCTCGACCGTGCGCGCATTTATCTCCAGCTCAAGAGTCAGCGTGTATTCGCCGTTGAGCTTCTCCCGGATCCTGGCAGAGACGCACCACGGATCCAATACGAGCAAGCCATTATTGCTGTAATCGTCAGCAGTAGGCGCGTATACGTTAATCAAAGCGTTCTCCACCTCGGCTTTATTCGGATTTTTGTTACAGCGCCCTCGTATGAGAGCACATTGTCGCCGGGAGTCAGTACCGGGAACGCGCCGGTCATCTTGTCATTGATCAGCGCATTGCCGATAAATGCTTCCTGCAATTCAGAGTCCAGCATTACCTCGCCGGTACAATCGGCGATGGTGCAGATCGTGCCATTGACCGTGAGTGTAAATTCGCCCGTGCATGTGACGGCGATCAGCGGCTCTGCATATGCCGAATACGGGTTATTAATGGTCATGGGGTTCTTGTCGACGACTATCTCTTCGTCCTTCACCCGCCGGAATGGCTGACATGTAAATGTGACTGTGCCTTCATAACCTTCATAAAAATCGCGGGGAGCGAAATGCGTCTCCCCGCTTACTCTGGCGTCCCAGTAGAGTGTTCCGTTGTCAAATTTCAGCGGCCCGCTGCCGGTGAGCCAGCCGCGCACCTGAGTGAGGCTTGTCTTTGGCGGCACCCAGATGGGCACCGTTATGGTCACCGGCCTGTATGAGCCGTCGCTGCGCCAGAGACTGCCGTTGCGGCCCGGTATCTCGATATCCTCGCCGCGCTCCTCGGGCGTGGGGATCGGCGGCAGCGAGGTGACGACCACACCATACCTCAGGTTGGTGGTGCCGTTAAACTCCATTATGTTTGCCATTTATAGTCCCTCCGATATCAGCGCGGCCTGCTGCTCCTGCGCGAGGCGCTGATTGAGCATGCGGGCCTCGCGGCGGGTACCGGCTCCGGCTGTATAGTTGATGTGGTTGTTGATGATGGTCGAGTTGGAGGTCGATGCGACAGCGGCATTGTTGCCGGACGATACCCTCGACGACGATGCAGATCTGTAGGAGCTTTTTACTCCGTCGAGACGGGCGTACATGTCGCTGAGTATGCCGTTGAGCTCTGTGGATATCAGGCCGGCCATCTCATGCATCGTGTTGCGCAGCGGGGTGTAGCCGCTGCGGAGCGCGCTGTCGAGGCCGGATACTGCGCTGCTGCCGACCTTGCTGAACTCATCGGGAACATCTTCCAGTTCTTCGCTTTTCCTGAGGATATCAGCCATCTCAATAAGTGCTTCGCTGGTCGTGTCAACCGCTTCCTGTGCAAGCGCACCGTTGCTGACCATATAAGATATGATATCTTTTGCACCGCTCAGGTCTGTATTGTTTATTGTGTCGGCTGCTTCCTGTGTTTCGGCTATCAGGTCCTTGTAAGGGCTGAACACTCGCTCCGTTGCCGGCAGCGCTTCATGCAGTTCAGTTGCATACATATTTGCAGCAGCGTCCTCAAGAGTAGCCATATCTACGCCTGCCTGTTTCAATTCTCCCGCCAGCAGTTCGGCATACATCTGCTTGCGCTGATCTTCCAGCGCGGCAATCTGCTCCTGTATGGTGGCGAGCTCGGTCTGCTCCTGCTCTGCCAGAGCCATTATTTCGGCTTCTGTTGCGCCCACGGCCAGCTCTGCATATTTGCCCTTTACTGCATTTTCGGCGGACTGTAGGCTGCTCAGATTCGTCTGATACTGCAATTCGACGTATTCGACAGCCTTTGCGCGATCTGCTTCATCACCGATGCCGGTGGCTGTCTTCTGGTAGGCCCATTCGTATGCCTGCTTGGCGGTGTTGGTGGCGTCAAGGACCGCTGACGACGTGCTGTTCAGCGCCTCGAGGAGGCTGTTGAGCTGGCTTATCTCGTCGTCGGTGATTTTCTTGTTGCCCTCGACCAGTGTGGTAACGTAGGAGATAACGGCCTCGGCAGCTGTGGTCAGCTCGCCCTCCATCTCTGCTGCCTGTCCCTGAAGGGTCTCAAGGGATGCGGAATACTCCTCGGGAGTGATGAGGCCGGCGGCCAGCTGGGCGTCCAGTTCCTCCTTTTTCTGGGTCTGGAACTCGCTCACGGAGGTGTAAGCCTTTTCGATGATGGAATTGAGCCTGTTGACATAGCTGTTAAGCTCTTCTTTTGTTTCGCGCTCACCGTCGCTGAGCCAGCCGGTCACATCGGTGCTGTAATCGGACAGGTTGCGGTCTATCTCCAGCTTTGCCTTGGCTACGATGGCCACAGGATCCTCAAGCGCGTGGGTGTCCACTCGGTAGTTTTCAAGCTCCGAGTCATCCACGGAGATATCCAGCACGGCCTCGGCGGAGAAGCGTTTGGTGAGCGCCGACAGGCCCGCAATAGCGGTACCGGCAAGAGCAATGCCGCCGATCACAGCGCCGCCGGGGCTCAGCAGAGTGCCGATGGCCCTTATGGCCGTTTTAGCGGTCGATGCGTGCTTTACAAGGCTGCCCAGCACAGATATGCCCTTGGATATGCCCGCGATCCACAGAGCCGTTTTGATGACGCTCTGCGCCTCCTCGGCGGACATGCCCTGTAATGCGTCGGCGAATTTCTCGATCGAATCTGCGGCCACATTGATCATGGGGGCCAGCGATTCGCCAAGGGATATCGCGGCGTTGTTGATCTTGTTCAGCGCCATGGAAAAGCGCTGGGCGGAAGATGCCGTTCTTTCCTCAAACATCGTATTGAGCGTTCCGGCGGAGCTGCCCAGGTCGTCGAGTATGTCTGCATACATACCGGCTGCGCTGCCGCCAAGCAGCATTATCTGGCTCAGGCCCTCGACGCTGCCGAAGAGCTTCGCCAGGGAGTCCTCGCTGCCGCCGGTCTTTTCGACGACATCGGCAAGGAATGCGGTGAAGCCCTTGGCCTTGAGGGCTGCTGAGTCAAACTGGAGGCCCAGCCGCTCGGCTTCTTCTTTTGCCTCAGCGGTGGGCTTCAGTATGGAGCTCATAACGGCCTTCAGACCGTTCATGGCGGTGCTGGTGGCTACGCCGTTCTGGGTCAGCGCACCGACTGCCGCCAGCGTTTCATCCAGCGACATGTTGAGCTGCGGAGCGAGGCCGGTCACCTGACCTATGCTGGACGCCAGCTCGCCGATGGTGGTCTTGCCGCGCTGCTGGGTCTTGAGCAGCTTGTCAAAGACTGCTTCACTCTCGCCGATGGCAATGCCCCAGCCGTTGATTATGGACGTCGCGCCGTCGATAACGGTGGTGACGTCAGAAACGCCCGCCTTGGCGGCCTTGGCGGCGTTGGCGACCAGTCCGGTGGACTCAGCGGTGGCCACGTTGGCCGATATAGCCTGATACTGGGCCTTGGCTATCTCCGCAGCGGCTACGCCGGTCACATTGGAGGCCTCGATGGCCTCGGCGGTGAGGTCAGACAGGCTCTTCTCGGAGGTGTCGGCGATCGTGGCCACGTTGGCCATCTCGTCCTCAAGGGTCATCCAGCCCTTTACCGACGTGGCGGTCACCGCGCCGGCGATCGCAAGGGAGACCTTGCTCACCTTATCGCCGACGCTCTGCATCATGCTGCCCACGCTCTGGGCGTTGACGCCGATGGATTTCATACTTTCGGCAAACTGATATGTGCGCGAGTTGACGTGCTCAAGCTCTCTGCCGAGTGCGTCCAGCTCCCGCTGGGTGCGGTTCATGGCGGCAGATGCCATGTTGAGATCGCTGGCAAGTGACTGCGTAATTGCGGCTGTCTCTTCGCCCCGCTTGGCGCTTTCCTGATAGGCTTTGTTGATAAGCTCCACCTTTTTGCGCTGCTCGTCGAGCTTCCGGCGCAGGATGTCCTGCTGGCGGGTCAGCTTGCTCAGGGACTTGTCGCCCTTTTCATACTGACTGTTGAGGAGCGCGTGCTCAGTGGCAACATTGCCAAGGGCGCTCTGTATGCGCTGCATGCCCTGGGAATATGCTTTCTCGCCCTCCAGCGTCAGTATCGTTTTCAATTCTTTTTTTGTCGCCACTAGAATTCTCCCTCCTGCCAGAAGTCGCTCGGCGTATCATTGTCCTCGGTTTCCTTGTATCTCTTGGAGATAGCTTCCATCCAGGCGAACAGCTCCTTGGGAGAGGACTTCCAGAAGCCGTCCATGTTCGGCGCTCCCGTGACAGCTACGTATGCATCAAACAGCTGCCGCCACGGGAACATCAGTTTTTTGAGTCGCTGCTCCCGGTATCGCTCGGCGCGTCGAACATGGCGCGCAGGGCCTCGGACACCTCGTCGAATACCGTGTCAAAATTGGCGAAGTTGAAGATCTCCTTGGAGAACGTCCGCCACTCGATGACGTTGCCCGCAGATATGAGAGCGCCATAGGCAAGGGCCATCACTGCCGACATTTTGACCTCTTCAAGCTCCCGGATTATCTCCGAGATGTTGACATTGCGGCCGTAATGGGAGAAATACACCTGCTCGGCCTGGCTGAGCGCCTCCATGTCGAAGTCCATCCGGTAGGCTTTGCCGTTGATCTTTATCATTCTGGCGTTTGTTTTAATATTCAGCGAGTTCACACTGCACACTCCTTTCAAAAAATATAGCTATGTGCGCGGTATTTGTGCACATAGCTATATTTTTCAAAAAAGCCCATCCCGGACGCTTTTACGACGGGATGGGCTGATGGTCAGGCCGTTTTCTGGACAGTCTTGAAGAAATTCTCCATTTCTTCGATGGACTTGACTACGGCGGTGCGGCGGTACTTGCGGTCGGTGGGGCGACGGCTGAAGTTCAGCTGCACATTGTCCGGCTCAGTGTTGGGGCCGTTGGCGTCGGACGTGTTGTAGGTGTTGTCGGGCGGGGCCATGGTGGTATCGTAATACCAGTTGCAGCGATACAGCGGAGTACCGGTGTTGACGTCTTCCTCCTGGACGGCAAAGCCGAATGCGCCGCGCTTGGGGGTGTCGTTGTCGCCGCCGACCTCGTAGTCGACATTTTCGTCGGTCAGAGTAATGGAGTGCAGGATGCTGGCACGGTCCACCTCGCTGAGCGTGTGGGTGCTCAGGTCGATCGTGCCGCCGGAGATATAAGACTTGTTGTAGATGGATGCGCCGGATTCGAATACGTTGCTGTTGACTTTATTGTGGGTCACGCCCACAGAAGTCGCACCGCAGAGTTTCCGGCCGCTGCTGTAGGTGATATCGCCGGTATCTTCGGCGACAGAAAGATCTGCCCAATAGCAGCTAAGGACGGTTATCCTCATGTTCTGATTACCTCCCATTTGTCAATATCGATAGCGTGTTGGTAGTATTTGTTGTCAGGATCGATCATCCATGCGCGGTCGATTATCGTCCAGCCCGCGGCACGGAGATCACGGACGACGGCTCTTATGACCGCCGGATCCTGCTTTTTCTGGAAAATGGTTACCCGGAACGACCAGTGTTCCTGGATCGCTTCGCCGGATTCGTAGGCGCTGTCAGCGGCGTAAATCGGCTGATACGTTATCGCAGCAGTTTTGCCGGCAGGCATCTGATACTGGTATGTCGGCAGGATCTTTTCAAGCAGCGCCTTCAGGCTCTCGCTCATTTCTTTCCACGCTCCTCCCATACTTTCATCATCGCCTCAGCGACACGGTCTTCGGCTACTCTGACCGCTGTGCTCATAAATGGACGCGGCGGTACTTTGCTAGTGCCATACTCGGCAATAAATGCAACCGTTTCTATTCGCTCGCCGTTTGGATGTTTGTCATCCTTACGTTTGCCGGCAGGCCATACCTCGATATAGTGCATGCCCAGACGGTTTTTGACCAGACTGTGCTTGATGGACCACCAGGTCGCGCCGATATCCCAGATGTCCATGGCATGGATCTGGTTGCGCATTTCATCGACAAGCACATTGGCACCGGCTATGAGCATATTGTTTTTGACTTCTTCTGTAATCTTCGCCTCTTTGCGCATAGTGTCCAGCAGATCGTCAAATCCAAAAGCATTTACTCGTGCCATGCTGTCATCGCCTCACAGGTCAGGAATACAACCGGGCCTCGCTGCTCGGTGCGGCGCACCTCATAGGTGACGGCGTTGTACCTGACATAGGTTTCGCCGTGGTAGTCAGCAGCATGAACCTCAACGCGCATATCCAGCGAGTGACCGGCGGCCTCGGCGGTGTAATACTCGTCTGCGTTGACGGAGCCGATGTTGGCCCAGATTCCGACCTGATTGTCATAGTCAGGCGTGCTGGTCATGGTGCCGAGCTCGTCAAGCTCGACTTTGCGCGGGATAAGCGACAGGCGGACGAAATACCGGGCGCCGGTGGAAAGGGTGAGATCTGCGATGGGCTGGCCCGTGTCGTCGTCGGTGCCGTGGTATACGCGGGTCACCAGCCAGTAAAGGCCGTCGATGCGCACGATATCATAATCACGGATGTCTGTGTCATGGATGCGTATGCGGCGGGTCATGTCACCGGCCTCGGCGCCTTTGCCGCTCTCATGGTGAAGTTCGCCGAACCAGTCGCGGTATATCACGATCAGACCGTCAACCGGAGTCTGGATCCCGCGGGGCCGGTCGGGACGGTAGATATAGGCCACGCCATTATCCAACAGCATTTTCGCCCTCCTTTCCGTTATCGGCGAGCCAGCGCTCGCGCCGGAGCAGCCGCAGCCACTCCGGCATTGCGCCGGGCTTGTCTCGGTTGTTATAGCGCCATGCAGCCATGTCGACAAGCAGCATTATGTCCTGCATGTCGTCATGCAGATGTATGCCGTTGTCCCTCAGCTTTCCGGCCTCGGCATGCAGCAGGTTGGTGAAGTATTCGTCAAGCGCTGATGCGGAACGGTTGAGCCTGATCTTCAGCATCTCCAGCGCAGTCTGCATGGATGTTGCGGTCATTGCCAATACACTCACCTCCTGCGCCTAGATCACGCGCTGGCTTCGTTGGCCTTGTCCGGAGCAAAGGTGGCGGTCATTACGGGGGCTGCGCCGATGCCGATCGCGACAAAAGCCTCGCCGAATACGGGACGGCCGTCATAGCGGGCGGTGGCCTTGAATACGGTCTGATCGTCGATAAAGCGCACATGCTCGGACTGGGCCATCTTGACGCCGGCGCGCTCGACCAGCAGATACAGGGAGCCATAGCCGCAGATGATGGTGTTGTCCGGGATGACGGCATCGGATACCAGCACGACCTCGCCGCCGATGACGGGCATGGTGGTGTTCATGCCGGCGACGAGCGCGCCGGAGGCATTTACGCCCATGGCCTCGGCCATCAGGTTCAGGTGGGTGGTGTCGTTCATGATCCAGATGCGGCCGCCCTTGGCGTAACGGCTGCGGGCCTTTGCGCCTGCCTGAGCCAGCGCCTTGAACAGCTTGGTGCCTTCGGTGGTGGTGATGGTCACAACGTTGGTAGCGGTAAGATTTGCCCATTCAGGCTCATTTGCGCCCCAGTAACCAGGCTTTGCAGTTTCAGCAAGGCGAGTCGCGATGCCGACGGGCATCTTGGTGCCGGTGCCGTAAATGATCGCCTTATCCAGCGCGAGGCCGATTGCCTGACCGAGTGCGTCGAAGATGAACGCGGCCAGCGCGATGTCGCTGTCCTCAAGGATGGCATTGCAAACAGCGATGAAGCCGCCGACCTTGTAGCCGTCCATCTCGATCTCGCCGAAGGACAGCTCCAGCTCGTTCAGCTTTGCACA